ATTGATAAATCAGTTGAAATAACACCAGAGTCAAAATCTGAGAATGAAGAAGTTATTCAGGATCAAAAACCAGATCAGGATGGTGATGGCTATCTCAATGACGAAGAATACTTGGCATACATAAAACAATTTCTAATGAAGGACAAAGCACAAAGGTGAAAAAATTAACATTTTTGCAATTTGTCAATGAACAAGAGGACGAAAATACTCCTTCTACTACCACACGAATTGATACCATGGACGACAAAGAATTACGTCGGTTATCAACCATGTCACCAGAACGTCGCAAGGCGGAAATGGATAGAAAGAAACGCAAAGAAGTCATGAGTGCTGAAAGTCCACGATTAAGAACATTATTGAAACAAAAAGATAACATTGAACAACAAATTGCAGTTGAACGAGCAAAAAATAAAACAGGGGAAGCTCAACCATGAAACAAACATTTATTCAGTTTAAAGAAGATTTTGAAACCCTCTGTGAAGTTGTTTATTGTGATGAAAATGATGAAATTCTTGACGAAGCTGCTATTAGAGCATTTAAAAGAAGTGAAAAAACAATTAAAAGATATTATCGCTGTACAACTGGTGCAAAAGCTGGTAGACTTGTATCTGATCCAAAAAAATGTGCTGTTAGAAAAGACCCAGTTAAAGTTCGTCATGGTAGGAAGGTTATGAGAAAGAAAAAAGGAATCATCCAACAAAAATCTAAAATAACTAAACGTTCTGCTATTTCAAAATTGATAACAAAGAAAAATGTCTCTTTATCAAAAAATACTGGCTCTAAAAATACTAACCAAAAATCAAATTTCAACAAATCATCATTCATGACTCTTATAAAAAATAAGAAGCCTGCAAAGACGAAATAATGTTTATTCATGCCAATCAACCTGATTATCAAGAATTAAAAAGCAGAACTATTGATGGCAAACGTTATTATACCACACCTGATGGTAATAAATATGCATCCATAACTACCATTCTCGGAACAGAAGAAAAGCCATGGTTGAATAAATGGCGGGAATCAATGGGTTCTAAAAGGGCTGATAAAGAAACAAAACGATGTGCTGATCGTGGAACTGCTGTCCATAACATGGCAGAACAATTCTTAAATAATAATCCTGATCACAAGAAAAATTACAGCACATCCGATATTAAATTATTTAACAAATTATCATACTCACTGAAAAGAATTAACAATATCCGTGCATTAGAAATTCCAATGTATAGTGATAAGTTAAAAACAGCGGGAAGATGTGATTGCATTGCTGAGTATAATGGTGTATTATCAGTAATTGACTTCAAAACGTCAACTAGTCCAAAAAATAAAGATATGATAGAAGATTATTTTTTGCAGATTTCTGGTTATGCCTACATGTTCTACGAATTATTTGATATATTTATTGAACAAGGTGTTATTTTAATAGCAGTTGAAAAGGGGTTAGTTCCAGCAGTTTTCAAATTTAACACAAAAGATTATATCGAGCCATTGGTTACACGCATAAATAGTTTTTATAAATAATATATTGGAGAACAATTACATATGAAAAAACAATTAAAATCAATTTATCGGCCTCGTGTTTTAATTAGTGGTGCTGGTGTTTTATCAACGCGAGCAGAAGATATACTTAATACACCGGAAGCACAAAAACAAATTGAAGCAGTTAGAACACTTGTTGATTCAGGTTATTTTAAAAAACAGAACAAATAAGTTATTGGAGAATTAAAAAATGGAATACGCTAATATTGAAGCACTTTCAAATGATTTTGTCGAAGCAAGATTAACTGATCTTCCTGAGATCATATCCGTTGGTGGATTACAATACAGATCATTAAAAGGTTCTGCATACCCATTAGACACAATGATAAGTAATTCATTAAAAGGAATTATATTATATTCATTGTTGAAAAATGTTGAGAAATTTAAACAAATTCATAAAAATGCTGAAGTTAGTCAAGTTCAAGATCGTGTTGCATTTATTTGGGCATTCAATAGATTGAGGCTCAATCCAGTCGCAGTTAAATATATGTCAAAGGCAAGATCAGAACCAATATTTCAATCAGGTCTTGTCAGAGAAGCTGAAATTCAGGATGAAAGAATAGTTAATACTAATGTTCCAATAATATTATCAGGGTTTAACAATGGTGAGCAAATATCTGCTAAGGTTGATACTGGTGCTCACATTTCTTCATTGCATGCTGAAGATGTTAAGGTTATGCAGGGAAAAGGACTTGTTAGTTTTGTATTTGGCAGCAAGAGATATACAATGCCAGCATTGGAAACACAGGCAATTCAAACTGCAGATAATGGTGTTGAAAACAGACCTGTTGTTGCATTTGATGTTATTTTATTAAACAAGGATGCAGATACACGAAATAAAGTCCTTAAAAAAATTAAATTTAATTTAAATGATAGGAGCAGCATGCCAGACAAAATTTTGCTTGGACAAAACTTTATAAAAGCAGGCGATTTTGTTGTTGTTAATGATGGTGAAGGGATTTCTGAAGAAGTTGAATGGGAAGAAGTTCAGGATGATGTGAAGGATATTGATATTAGTCATCTTGAAGAAAATATTGATAATAAGCATAAAATATTAGATGATATTGTAGATAACGTTAAACGACTGAGATAAAAATATGAAACAAATAAAATCACCATTCTTGGTTTACCAAGAATTTCTGTCTGCACTGCTATGTGAAGAAATAGTAGATTCACTTGACCTTTCAATCCCAAACGAAGATGTTGAAGGTAATCCATTAAAAATGGTTATGCATCATGAGCGATTAGAAGATATAATTTACCACAAATTTTTAGATAAAATACCCAATATTAATAATCATTATGATGTTGAACATAATGGAACAACTGAAATAGATTTTGAATGGATTCCTCAAGGTTGTAATCAAGGTGATCCAGTGTGTGAAAATAGTAGGTTAATGAATGTCAAAGGGAGGAATAAATGGGCACGTGTTAGAAATAGGGATTTAACATGTGTTTTATTCTTATCTAGTTATTGCAATAAACCTAATTTTGATTCTGATTATGAAGTTTATGGTGGAAAATTAAATTTCCCCGCATTTGATTTTGGATTTAATCCCGAAAGAGGAACACTTATTATCTACCCCAGTGGTCCTAATTTTATTAATCTTATATCACCAATAATAGTCGGTGATTTGATCCTGGCCAGATTTCACATTTCAACAAAAATGCCGTTTGTCTTTGATATAGATAACTTTAATGGTAGTTACCACAATTGGTTCAATGAGATCTCTTGACAACTAACACTATTATGTTATTATATAACCTCATTCATAGAATAGGGTTTAGACATGAAGCGGTTACTAATATTAGCAAGTATTTTAATCTCACCAATAAGTCAAGCAGAAGGGATTTTTGAATCAGTTAACTGTTTGGCACTGAACATATATCATGAAGCACGAAATCAGGAAACAAAAGGGCAATACGCTGTTGCCTTAGTTACTTTGAACCGTGTTAATAGTTCAAGATGGCCAAACTCTATTTGTGGTGTTGTCTGGCAGGATAGACAATTTTCATGGACACAGGATGGAAAATCTGATAGACCTCACGAAATACAAGCATGGCATAAATCATTAGGCATTGCTTATTCAATTATTTTTAACAGAAATATAAATGATTTCACAAACGGTGCTGTTAATTATCATGCCGATTATGTCAATCCAAAATGGAATGTATCATTAACTAAGTTGTCAGTTATCGGTTCTCATATTTTTTATAAATAACATTTGCTATTATTTTTAAACTTTGGTATGATTGCTGCATGGTATATTTAAAAAAAGGGGAAATATCATGTCAGATATAATTGTTCCGAGTAGTATAGAAGATCGTAAGAAATTAAAATTATTATTGGGTGAAATGGTTAATCAATTACAAAAAATTGATTTTGAAAAAGAAACCTATAATGAAATAAGAACCGAAATCAAAAAACAATATGAACTCCCTCCTAAAGTTATTAACAAAATGGCTCAAACAATGCATAAACATAACTTTGATGATGTTGTTGAAGAACATGAAGGATTTGAAACATTGTATGAAACTTTGGTTAATAGCAAGACAAATATTATGGAAGAAGTAGAATAAGGGGGTATAAGTGGGATACATTTCCGCTATAAGAAAGAAGGAAGGGAGAAAAGATCAAATTCTAGTTTGGGAAAGAACCGACGATAAAAGACGAATAAAATACTATGACACCAATGACTATCTCTACTTTTATGTTGAAGATGAAAATGGTGAATATACAAGCATATATGGCCGGAAATTAACCAAACTAGTTTTTGATAATACTTTTGACTTCTATAAGACTTTGAATAAATTTCAAGGCGAAGGTGTTACTATATACGAATCTGATATATCACCAGATTTGAAAGTTCTGTCTGCCAAATACTACAAAAAAGAAGTGCCAAAATTACATATCACCCATTATGATATTGAGGTTGACTATGATAAAACAATAGGCTTCTCATCACCCACAAACCCTTATGCACCCATTAACGCAATATCTTTATACCATGAATACTCTAATAGATTGGTAGCCATAGTCGTGCCTCCAGAAGGTCAGGAATGGTCTAAAGGTGAACTATTAGCAGGAATTAATGAGAAGGTTTCAGTTCCTGATGAGTATAATTTTGAATTATTTATTTGTGAAAATGAATTAGAATTGTTGTTAATGTTTCTTGATGAAATAAAAGACAGTGATGGTATAGTTGGGTGGAACAGTAGCCTATTTGACACGCCATACACATGCAAAAGAATTGAAAAAGTTCTTGGAACTGCCTTCTTAAAACGTATGAGTTTTGAGGGTGGTGAAATGCCGACATTCCGAGAAGTAGAAATATATGGGAATATCAATATTGCTACCAACCTATCTGGAAGGTTGGATATGGATTATTTAGAATTATTCAAAAAATATGAAATGGCAGAACGTCATAGTTATAAGTTGGAATATATCGCAGATGAATTCACACCTGATTTACCAAAATTAGAATATGAAGGATCATTGCATGATCTTTATAGAAAGGATTTTGCATTTTTTATACGATACAATATCCGTGATGTTGAATGTCTTCATGGATTTGAGAAAAAATTGGGATATGTTCAATTAGCTAATGAAATGTATCATATTTCAACTGGATTATTTAAACATGTTACTGGAACAATAAAACTATCTGATTTAGCAATCGTTAATTATTGTCATTACGATTTTAAAGTTATTGTTCCTGACTTTGAAGAAAAACCATCAACTAAGATAAAAGGTGCTTATGTTCTTTTACCTCAAACAGGGATGCATGAATGGGTTGGAAGTATTGATATTACCTCATTATACCCAAGTGCAATATTAGCATTAAATATTAGTCCTGAAACATTAATTGGGCAATTTATGGAAGAAGTTGAAGCAGCTAAAGAGATAGCTAAAAATTCTGATAAAATTATAACACTGCAGTATGAAAATTCTGTTAAACTGATTAAAAAACCAGCACATGAATGGAGAAAATTATTAATTAAAAATAAATGGGCAGTCAGTGGATTTGGTACTATTTTTGATCAAAACAAGAAAGGTATAATTCCAGCAGTAATAACAGATTGGTTTAAACAACGAGTAATGTTTAAACGTAAAATGAAAGAAGCATACAAA